GTATTTTTGTTATTATAGGGTTGTAAAGAGTCCATGTGTCTTGTATGTGTTTTTTAAACATATGCTTATTATCTTTAGTATTTAAATAAGTGTGGTTGTTCATTTGGTGAATCTTTAACACGCCTCCAAATGCTCGAGATATTGTTGCTGCTTTCTCCGGAGAGACCACTGGGTAAAGTTTGTTTTTCGCAAGCCCAGTTAAATAAGACTTTTGCTCTCTTGGATTGACATAGCCGGTGGCTAGAAGCATTTCCCAAAGCTGACCTCCGACGGATCTTTGGTGGTTCACAAGGTCTGCGCTCCCAAGTGAGGTTTCTTTGTCTCCCCAAAGATATGAGTCAACAAACTTAATGGTAATGGGATCCCATTTAGGAATCCCAGGATAATTATAAGAATGGTTGATCATGGTGTATTCTTTCTTTTCTATAGTGACGGATGGCTTGCCAACACTCTTCGCAGAGAGCAAATACCCGCCATTTCCAAATTCAATTAAAAACTTATTTTTGAATTTTGGATTTAAGCTTGTGCCGTCTAAATTAGTTCCCCACCATGTCATCTAGAGCTCCTTAGGATACAGTCTTACCTTGACCGAACATGTCTACAAAGCCATCACCAGCAGTAAATTTAGCCCAATCATATTTAACCGTCAAGCTAATTGTCGTTAAGTCATCTGATCCATAGTCAAGTTGGTCAAAAGTAATTTTCGACAAGAATGCATTGTGAAGATCCCATTGTTCAACAACTTTCGCTCCATCAGATGATAAAAGCTGAATCTGAAAACTTTGCAGGGCACTTACCGCGGTTCCTTTTGTCATAGAGCTTAACGCTTCATTTTCGCTCTGTTTATGATAATTGTCACCAGGAAATCTATAACCTGCTGCATGAAAAATTGCTAATGTCTTTTTTGCTACGTCCGGATCGGCAGGATCCACAAGTTCAACATCGATGTCGTTCCAGGTAACAGAACCTGGAAACTTAAAGGTGTGTCCATAAAATTTATGATCAGTGTCACCTACAGTCATTTCTGGACGACCTACTGTTTTTGCATACCAAACGACACCGCTCTCCAGTCCTCCGAAAGATACTTTCCATCTAAATTTTCTCTTTGGATCTCCGTCACTAGCGTCAAAGCCTTTACCCCAAAATGCCATAATATTAGTCTCCTATTTATTCTTAATTAGTGTCTTATACGAAATCCGCACCAGTATTAGTGATAACAAAGTCAACGACGATGTATTCAATAGCACGGGCTGGCTTAATGTAGATTTTTGCATACATAATGTTTCTGTCTATAAGGTCAGCAGTTGTAGTTGTATCATCTAGAACTAGTTTATAGTCACTAAGACCAAATCTAGAAGAGACGCCTGACAATAATGGCTCAACTTGAGACTTGAATCTGTTCCAAGTTGATTCAACATTTTGGTCGAACAACAAGTTTCTAGAAATACCAGCAACTTCTGCTTTCAAGTAGAGCAACAAACGACGAACGTTAATTCTGTCCAAAGCGGATGCGTCTGCCTGAAGAGTTTTTTGTCCGAAGATAACAACACCTTCCGCAGGGAAAGTTGCGATTGGATTGATATTTACTTCGTACAACAAGTCTCTTTCTTTTGAGTCAAGTCTTTGCCTCGCTTGCAACACTTTAGGGCCTCTAGCGCCACCAAGAGCACCCAATCCACCGCGGTTAAACCCAGCAGGGGCAAACCATAGCTCCGATTGAGATTGAGACCTTCCGAAGGCTCCTAGGGCCGCTACAGAAGGTGGAAGCCATACAAGGTTTCCTCCGTTCAAGTTGTCAGCAGCCTGAACCCATGGATAGAAAGCACATGCATAAGAAGAGTTAAGATTTCTTTGCTTGATGCTAGAAACGGCAGTTGAAACAGAACCAAGAGAGCTTGCATCAGTGTCAGCCGTTCTTCTCTCTGCAAGAGGTTTGTAGTCTCCTTCGAGGTCAACGATTGCAAGAACATCTTTTCTTCTCTCAGCAAGGTCGATAACTCTGTCTGTGATCACAGGTTTGCGAATCCCAGGTACCATAAGCATGTTTGCTGGTACAACTTCAGGATCCGCAACTGAGTCCAAAGCTTTGTTGATTGTGTAATGAATATAATCTGCTTTGTCGTTTCTTGTTGTTGAAATCAAGTCATCGCGAAGAGGCTCTTTTTCTGTTACATCAAATCCATCGAAACCACCGTGAAGAGGCATCAAGAATTGACGAACTCCTAGATTAAGAAGTTCGGCATATGAACCAGAAGAAACAGTAAAAGAAGAACCAGTAGAGCCCGAACCGAGATCATATGAACCTTCTGAATAGGTCACAGAGTTTGAACCAGTCAAGATTACCAAGTCATCCAAGGTGAAGGTAAATGACTGCTCGAAGTCACCAGAGGCAACATAGTTGTCAATACCAGCAGGAAGTCTTCTCAAGTAATCGCAATAGTCTGGATCGTTTGTGTTTGAAGTTGTTGAGATCTTTGGACGAATACCATAGTAAGCGCGGTATGGATCTGGTGCTCCACCTTCCGTTCCGTCTCCGCGAAGAGCAAGAGAAGGGAACAAGAAAGAAGCGGTGAAATTGGTTGGACCAGAAACAAAGTTGTTTGCGTCTCCACCAGCAGATGGCATTGAGGCGTTTCCTTTTGCAAAAACTCCGGCAAATTCGACATCATCAGATCCAACAACGGCTTCTTCTTCTACAACGTTAGCGGTAATATTAGATAAGTCTGAAGTTATTACATAGGTTGGTCCTGCTTCATCAGATAGGATTTTAAGTTGTCTATTCCCAGTACCGTCAGCAGGCTCTGATAAGGTAATGTCTAAGCCTCTGGAAGCTATAAGAGTGCTTACTGCGTCCCTAATGGCTTCTGCTGTTGTTGACGCTGCCAAATCAATGTTTGCCTCCTGAACACCAGTGCCGGTATTCAGAGTGAAAGTAGTATCTGTCCCACCGCCACTGGTAAAAGTGATTTCATGAGTTGTTCCAAGCAAATTAAGACTTAAAACATCAGATGCTGTTGGGACGGCTGAATCTTGTGTTCCATCTCCAAATCTCAATGTCACAAAGGCTGCTGTTAATGAATCAACAGTGACTCCAAGTGCATGAGCATTTTGCGAGTTGTGCAGCAAAGTAAATCCTTTTGGACGAACAGGTCCTTTGAAGCCAGCAGGTAAGAAGCCTTGACCACCACCATCTTTGATGAATTGCTTTAATTCAACATAAACGATGTTTGATTGGTTTTGGAAGTCTCCGTAGGTTCTATAGCGACGATCTGTCTCGCTCCACTCCATGTATTGATCACCAATTCTCTTAGCGATATAATCCGGAGAAGAAGGGTTGAAGTTAACGTTAACATAACGCTCAACAGTTTGTCCTGAAATAGTCTTAACAGCCACAGTAAAGGAGCCGAAAGGATTAACAACAGGATTTGCGGGAGCGGAAATGTTTTCGATTGCAATCATATAATCTTTTTGGATGTCCTCGCCAACATGCAAAGACTTCAAGCGGAACAAGTCAACTTGGTTCTTTTCCTTTTGAGAAATGACCCAGCCAGTTCCTGCTTCAGCTGCAGCTTCCCTATGGGCACCCCAGTTGTAAGTGCTTGCAGATCCGCTTTGAAGAGGAAGCAATATACCATAGGTTGCACCAGCTGCACTGTTGTGAAGGTTCAAGTCTTCAACTTCGCGAGCAAACGACTCACCCAACCAATAAGTTTCTTGTTGAGCTGAAGGAATTATGGCTGTGTTTGTCAATTGTGGATTTGTATTAAGAACAGTTCTGATGTACTTTGAAGAGTTTCTCGAGAAATTAATGTCATAAGTTTTCTTTCCAGTCGATGCGTCTCCAACAACCAATTTAAAGGTAGAGTTTGCGTCAACAGACCGTACAAACGTTCCAGCTTGTTCGACATCAGTTCCAGCAGCGTTTGCTCCAGAAAGAGCCAAATAGCCTTCGTTGGCGTAAAGAACGGCAGCAAGAGATCCAGTCTCCATTGCGGCAGTCGCACCAGAAGCAATCAAAAACAAACCGTAAGCAGTTGAGTTACTGGCTCTGTTTGTCGAGATATCTCCATCAAGACTCCAACCAGCTTTACCAGCGTCAGTTGCTTGTGGATGTTGATCACCAGCAATTCTCACAACTGTCACAGGAGAGTTTTCAGAAGCTAACCAAGCTTGCGCCGCATATGATGCATAAGTAGGACCTGAAGTATTTCCATCGCGCCACACATCACCTTGAGGACCAGCGCCACCAGGAATAGGCAACCCAAAAACAGAAACATAGTCATCTAGATTTCTAATTCTAACAGGTTTATTAGCGGGACCTTTTCTGGTTCTACCGATAATAATCGGACCTGCTGCTTCTGCTTCTTGTGGTAGGAAGCTTTGGTCAATCTCACGGATTTCAATTCCGGGTGAAAGAAAATCAAATTTTTTAGCCATCGATTTATCTCCT